CCACCTCCACCGGTAGTTGGGGCAGGAGTATTTCCTCCCCCAGTGTTGGTTGGGGTAGGAGTGAAGTTGCCCATTGGGTCATACGTCCCTGGAGTGAAGTTCCCGTTTTGTAATTGACCAGGAACGAATTGTCCATTCTGTGTTTGGCCAGGAACGAAAGTCCCATTGATAACTTGTCCAACCTGTTGAGGAGTTGAATTGGGGTTTCCATTTGGGTTAGGGGGAGTGAAGGTGGGCTGACTTGTCGGCTTCCCATCCAAACCCGTGCCGAATGATACTGCCATTTAGGCTCCTCCTTGCTGTTGTGGGGGCGGAGTTGGACCCTGTTGCTGGGGTGGGGGGAAACCAAACAAGCTCGCCAACGTCTGCTGAGAAAAGTTCTGAGGTATTCCGCCTTGGGGGGTTTGTTGGAAGTATTGCGCCAGGTTTTGTAAGAACGGTGTCCACTGGTTTTGGGTTTGTTCTTGTGTAGGTGGGGGAGGATTTGAATTACCTCCACCCTGTTGGGGGTTAGGGTTAGCCGGAGCTGGCATATTGCGAGCATTGATCTGTGCCTGGGATGCTCCTTGGGGTTGTGGTCCAAAGAACGGGGCGTGTTGTGAATATCCATAGGGATTCCCAAAAATGGTCGGATTAGGCCCAGCCATCTCAACCTGGCCGAAGTATCCGGTCGGCATATACCGAAAACCAGTCCCACGCTGAGCGAACTTCTGATTCGCGTTCAATGCTAATTCAGCGTGAGGCATAAATACGGGCTCCAATGGATGCGGAGTCCGCTGTGCATTAGTGTCAATTACCTGGGTGCTTCCACCCCCACCAGAATTTCCTCCCATATTATTCGACCTCCTTTGCCATCACAATGTATTTGGGTTTCCAACCGTAGGCACGTTCCGCCGCCTTTACGTTGAAATCAAGACGACAATTGCCGAATATAGAGTGACAACCGTTCGCCTTACAGAACTTCAGGAATTCTTCTTGTAGTGCTTTGATAGCTTCTACGTGACTACCGTGTCGAGCGTATACTGCCCGAATGAATAGTTGGGCTGAGTTGTGCACTATCCCATTGCTATCCGGGACGGGAGTCACAACCACCTGAGTAATTGCGAAAGCCAGGCACTGTCCACCCGACACAGCTCCAGGAGCATACACAGCCCAAACTTGCACAAGTGGGCTGGATAGGTTGGCCTTGAACAATATTTTGAATTCAGCATCTCCACCCTCGATTTTGAAAGCGTGATCTTTGCTGTCACGCAGCAGTCTCCAAATCTCGAATACTGCCGGGTAATCCTCTATGTCCGCCTTTTTAACAATCATCTCTGTCCCACAATCCCACTCAGATGGTAATTTAACTCAACACTCGAAGCCCACACGTATACGGAGTATCCAGATGGCACAGCGGCATTCAAGCTTTGATTATAGCTCTCGTCCTGTCCAAAGGTGCCAATCTTAAATATCACATTAGGTTGGTCGATTCCCGAGACTGGTGTGTAACTGTTCGGGCAAATCATCATAGCGAACTGAGCAGTTGCTCCCGAACAGTTGGCCACCATCAAATTGCGTAGAATAATCACGTTGTCATTAGTGACTGCCAACACTAGTGACCATCCAGCAATCGTCTCGCCCTGGTTAATCAGGGTTACAAGTGCTTGCTCTGTCGCATCTATCACCGAGTATTCCCCTCTGGGATAAACCCGATGGCCATCCCGGTGATTTTAGGTGAATTAACAGCGTTAGAAGTTCCCAACGTGAATTTGAAATTCTCTGCTATCTCTCTGCCCGACACATAGGGTTGTGAGACCCCATCAATTTGTTGAATTCCAAAATCGCTGAAGGAGAACCTGTCGAGGTTATCCCCCCAGAAGCATCCACAAGAAACTTGCCCATTATCAGCATACACTCGCATAATCTGGAGGGAGCCTTGCTGCGTCTTGTTGTTTGTCAATTGGGGTATTCTAATTACCCCGGACACCCAAATGGTGTCGAAAATGTTGTTGTCATCACTAGTCACAGTGAAGGAGGACTCGAAAATGTTGCCTTTGGCTGACCCAAGCAACACCTTTGATTGCCAAGTCCCAAATCTGAATTCAAAAGCATCTAGAATCTCATCCGCGCTAGCGTCGGTCCCCAAGTTGTAGACTCCCTCCCACCAGGAACCATTGCGGAGAGACAGGGTGAACATTCGAAGGTTCTTGCCTGCAGTCGGGCCGGTGGACTCGGGGACTATTAGGGTGTATAAATCGTTATCCCGGTCAATGAACGCACAGCTTCTGTCTAATTGGATGATGTTGGCCAAATCGAAGAAGCGGGGTCGAATAGCATCTCCAGCCGGCTGGGGCGTCTGCCCGGGGACATACACATACACGTTGTCATCCCCAAGCATAATTACTTTGCCATCTCGCCATTCTTTGATGGTCTTTGCAGAGATACAACCGGGTCCCTTTTGAAGAAGTTTGAATTCAAAAAAGTATGGGCTGGCAGCCGGCTCGCCTATGATTACTTCTCTAGATTTGAATACTGTAATAGTTGAATTGGGTCCACAGAACAACCCAGTAATCGGACTGGAGTCACTGGGGAGGTCGATAAACCTGGAACTACCATTGCCATCCGCAGAACCGGTAGACCAAATTAAAGGCTGGTTACGGTCGCACCAGGCAACACGAAATGGAGCCCGGTTACCTCCCGACGTGGAGTCCAAGGTGTTGGCAATTATGAGTCTTGATTCCGTTGCAGCAAGAAACTTGGGAGCATCCCACGGGCGCTGATTGGCGTTACTAATTAAGCTCGACAGGGTTACCAAAGTCGTCCCGTTGAAGACATACAACCCGGTATTGCCCGGAGCCAAATACCATCGGTTACCAAAATTCACAGACTGGGGTGGTGAGTTGGGGTCCAATGCTCCAGCAATCCCACCTGGAGAAGTGATAGCAGTCCAAACACCTCCTGCGTATTGGTGAACGTGCATCGTGGTAGGAACAGCCAAATCCCGGCTTACTCTAATTAGTCTGGTCTCGCCTACCAACGGGACGTATCTAGAAAGGTGGACCACAGGGTTTGAATTCACTGCCATACCATACGGCTTGTATAACCCAGGGCGAGCGCACACATATCCGTCTGACCAGACCATATTGCGAACCTGAGAACACCCCCCAACAGGAATATTCACTGGATGTCTGTCGTAGAAGACTCCCAGTGACATATCGAATAGAGGGACGTTGATAATGTTGGAGCGAGCGAATTCCCCCATTACCTATACCCCCACCTGTTAGGGTATCTCCGTCGGCTTTGTCCAGATGGTCTCTCACGACCCATCGCTTGAGCTTCCGAACGGTAAAACTGTATTGTTTGATTCTTCTGGGTTTGGAGTTTCATTTGCTCGTGATAGGCATACCCGATGAGCCCAGTTTTTTCCATAATTGCCAATTGCAAGCCTTTGGGAGGGGAACCATATAATTCACGCTCGTAATTCTGCTGCATATTGGGTTCGTCGAAAAACATACTAACCTTGTGTAGGCAAGTGGTCTGGACCACGGTTCTGTGGTTGGTGAGTAGCGGATGCAAAGAAGCAGACTCACTTGGGGGGATGTAGCTCACAGGCTTAATTCGCTGAAACCCAACTGCCAACAAATAAGGTTCATCCGGGACTGGACGAAGATTTAGGAATGACCGGCCTACATCATTGGTTGTGACAAAGTATTCGACGGGACAGCCACGTTCCGTAACTTTGCGAGAACTGCGACGTATCGAGGTTTGTTGACTTTCACTAAATAATTCACGAACAAACCGACCTTCTTCATCCAGCAAAGCGACAAAGTGACACTGAGAAACTTGGGTTTCGTGCCACCAAGAGGAATCTTCCCATTCTTCATATTCGTGTGGGGTCTCGAATTCGTATCGAGAAATCCCTGCTTGAGTTACCATAATACCGGGGGCAATCCAGCGGCCCGACTTCAACGTCGGGGCCGCCAGATTCAAAGGCCAGGTTGAACTGACTTCTTCCAATTGCAGAGGAGACACGCGCAGACAATTCCAAGGGATAACCACAGACAGGTCATCCATCCAGGATTTAAAATCCGCATCGAAGCGAGACATAATCACTGGATTACGTCTTGGGAATAATTCAAATACGCTTGTCTTTAGCTCTGCAACAGTCATTAGTCAATATTCACCCTTTGACGACGATTGACTTTTGGTTTTTGTTGGGCAGCGGCAGCCACTTGCTCAAAAGGAGGAATTACCGGAGGAGGAGTTGCGGACACCCAATTGGTTGAAGGCGCACCCCCACCCACAACCTGGTGAGCCGGCTCTCCATCAATTCCAAGATGCGCAGCCAAAGGCGGAGGAGGGGGAGGAATGAACGTCGGTTGCTGCACCTCCACCTCTTCTCGGGTAGGCAATTGGTTCGCAGGAACTCCCTGGTCGATCATCTCATTCAGGGCTCCACTCACCAGCTCTTCAGGAAGAATTGGGACATCCAACTGAACTGGGTCAGGCATCAAGTCTTCCCAAGCCTGTTGCTGGGTGACTTGGCTGGTCTGAGAATACGCTTGTTCCTGTAGCGCCTGTAAGCTGCGCCGGAAGTTTTCCTCGCGCTCTGCTTTCATCTGTTCAATCTGCAGCATCTTCTCTTCATACTCTTTTTGAATTCGCAGTTCTTCCGAGTATCCAAAGAGTTTTTGGCGAAGGCTGATTTGAGGATTGTATCCTTTGGCAACCAGCTTAACGGGGTCCTTGGGGAGAATCGTACCATCCAAGGCGTATAGAACTCCGTCCTGCCAAATCAGATTGCCGTAATTTTCGTGCGGTTTCTTCACGTCATACATATTTTGAATTGCCTTTCTTTATTTTAACAAAAAGTCCCGGGGCCTAAGCCCCGGGAAACAACGTGTTTTGGCTACGGACGTTCGCGGTATTCCAGGAAGGGGAACCCGACCTGGGTGCCACCAGAACCCTGAGTGCCTTGGTGGAAGATGATTTCATCCCCACGGTAGGCCAAAATTCGAACTTCCTTATACTTCTGAACTCCCAGCGGGTCAGACGGGTCCGGCGCTGCGAAATCCAGGTCTCTCTCCACGGTGTTGGGACCTACCCGACCAGCAGGCAAGGAGACGGTCGCAGCCGCGTTGATGATGGTTGCCGTCCCACCTGCTCTTGCTCGCCGCCGCACCTCAAATACTGGAGGGGTTGACACTGCGCCAGTATCTGCGGTGTGGTGAAACCCAGCAGTAAGCAATTCAATTTTGGGATGGGTGACCTGGAAGGTCATAATGGTTCCAGTCCCGCTGGTAAGGTTGGTGCTGCCCCCTACGTGGCGGTGGACCGTTTGATATCTGCCCGCTTGAGCAGACTTTGCAACATTCGACATTGAATTATCCTTTCTTACCTATTAGGCTGGTAGAGAACCGACTCGCATCATTCGAATTTCACCATCGGTGGCAAAATTCCAAGTGCGAGCAAAACCACCATACCAAACCCAGCAAATAGCCTTGGTTCGGCCGTAGCTCTCGGCGAGAGCCCGCTGGAGTTCGAAGGGATACAACTCCAATTCAACAACCGGGTCGTCACCGAAAAAGACGCACTCACCGCACCCATTGGGTAGGTTGTTGTTGAGACAGTTGTTCTCTTCGAGAATTCTGAAGTTGTAATACTCCGTCATCTCTCCGTTGAGCAATTGAGCCGGCTTATACCGCTTCATAATGTCCACATACTCGGGGTCATCACTGAGCGAACGAGAAGTGGACTCGGTTACAATCCCGACATACTGACTGGAACCTGCAAACCCGGGGATGTTATACGTGGACTTCATCAATCCACGGATATTTTTCAGGTCATACGCCGATACTGGGCGAGACGCTACGGCCAAAGCCACGCCGGCCGTTCCAAGAGTGAAGTTCTTGTTGCCAATCGGCCCGGTCGGGGTGTAAACGAATTCACACGTCCTAAAGGGGACGGCGCTCAATTTGTCCAGCTTCTGAATCCCGTTGTTGGTCAACTGACGGATGATCATTGACTCAAGACTGAGTTGAGACAACAAAGAAGCCCGGTCATTCCAAGGAATTTCCAGGCGGTATTCACGGACAGTTGCCAGCTTGGCACGAATCGGCAAAGTTCCCTGGGGGATGTCACCATCCTCCGAGACCTCACGACCTTCTTCGGCGATATTGCCCACGGTGATGAACTTGACCTCGTCGCCCATATGGGCTCCGAAATCGCCTTCAGGGCGAACGAATTGACGAAAGACCTGTCTGTTCTGGGCAGCTAGACGAACGTCTTTGGAGAGTTGCTGTAGTCGTAGGTCAACTACATCTGCACTGGTGATAGGCATTGCACTTTGGACTCCTTCAAGGTTTTAGTGTGTTTCAAGCACTGGCCCCTTGAAGGTCGAGTCCTGCCGACGTATCTGGCCGTTACTGATAATCCCAACCAATATAATAATTATCGGTTGAACTTGTCAAGAACTTTCTGGTGGCGCTCTTTCATCTCTTTGAGATGCTCATTCTGGTTGTAGCCAAGTTGCTCTTCTCGGGAGATTTGCATCCGCTGTCCAGGTTGCAAGACGTTGTGAGATGAATTACCTGTGCTCATATAGGCTGGCGTGTTCAAATCTACCTCCCCCGGTTTGTAGCCGAATTGGCTCATAGTATCTGACGCTTCTCGAAGAACTCCCTGATATCGTGCTTCAGGGTCCATATTGGGGTTGAGTTCCAAGCTTCGATTCCAATACCGAGAGATAAGTTCCTGGGCGCGGTAGTCCTGCGCCAGCTTGGGGTGCTCTTTGACGAACCGCTGTTGGAGAGTCTCTTGAGTTTTGCGCCCAACCTCCAACTGTTGCTGGTATTGCTGTTGCTTCTTGTCGATAGTCTTCTCGACTACCTTGGAGGTGTATTCAGCCAGCTTCTTGCGGTCAATCACAATCTCGTTTGAGTTTTGCTGGGGGGTGGTCTGGTTGTTTACCCCTTGCATAATCTTGTCCCAATCGAATTCTTCGTTCTGGTTTGAATTCAATTGACCCAACAACATATTGTTGGTCTGCTGTTGCTGGTGGTGCTGTCTGCTGCTATTGGATCGAAGCTGTTCATTCTGTAATTGCAAGTCAACCAATCGTTGCTGCATAGCCGCCAAGTCCGTGGGTTCGCCAAAACCGTTCATTTCATCTCCTTGTTGCTTTTGATTCTACTTTCCAACCTGTCCAGTTGCTCCGACCTACCTTTAATTACCAATAACTGGTCGACAGTAGGCGGGCAACTGGACAGGGCTTTCAGCACTTCCTTTCGTTCTTGGTCTATGAAATCCATAAACGCAAGTCCGCTGAAGTGCTTACTCATTCTGCTGTCCAATTGACCCTCCTAACACTAGACGGGAACGGGGAACTTGTTGGGTTCATCCTCTCCGCGTCGAACCATCTCCTTGTGGACCATAGAAGTGGTTTGGTTGCTGTTACGCTCCTCTCCATACTTCGCCTGGATCAAGTTGGTGGCTTGGTCTGCCCCACGCTCGGAAGGGTGGGTGGTGCCTTGTCGCATTGGCATTTTGAGCTTCCTCCTTCCCTACTTAATTTCTGGATTGCTGTCCACATAGGACAGCGAACCGGACCTTGGCAATTGCGATTTGGCTTTGGTTCGCTCAATTACCGCATCTGCCTTAACTGTTCCTCGACCTTTGGACAGGAATTCTGCCCGGTCTTCTTTCAGGTATTCACTCCCTGGGGAGGTTGGTCTGCAAATGTATTTCTCGCTCATTCTAGAATCCTTTCGGGGGTATTGGGAAGTCTTTGGGGGCACCCGTCCCCTGGAAGGGTGAGCCCGAGGTCGTATCCATAGTATCAGCTTGGATGGGTTCCGCAAGACCTCCGAACATACTCTCCAGCCCAAAGAAGTCCGGGACTTGGCGCTGCTGGTCTTCCACTGCCTCTCCCAACAACACTTTGAGACTATCTAATTCTTCAATTGGAGTATCCACTGAATCGAGACTTAGCACCTCTTCCGGGTCCCAGCCGAAGGCCATACAGAGCTTGATCATCATCTTCTCGATACGAACCTTCTGCAAAGCTTGGGGGATTCTTCCAATGGTCTGAAGGAAGAAGGTAACTTGCTCGATGACAGCTTGGCGCTCCATCAGCGACGAGAAGATTCGAACGACGAACCGGAAGAAGCCACCCAAACGCTCGTATCTCTTTCTGTTGTCCCACTTCGATACCGCAGTTAGAACTCGGTCCCACTCGCCTACCAACTTCTTCCATTGTTCCAATTGTTCGGGGGTTCCATTCACAGGAGGTTTGGGAATTATCCTCGCCTTATTAGCTAATACCCAGGCTTCCCACTGTTCATTGGGAGTGTATTGAAGACTACGAAGAAACAAACGGTGAATTAGTGGTTGAAGCAGACGCTCTTCAATACCCTTGAATATCTCAACAATGAAAGAGCCACCCTGGGCTTCCCGAGCATTGAACTCCCCTGCAGTGACCCTACCTCGGGATCTAGGCATACCCATCATATCTTGAGTAAGACCGGTGTGCTCGGCATATGTAGTTTGGAACCATTGGCTGAATTGCCAAAAACCAGGAGGCAAATCTGCTGGCGAGATGATCCTTACAACAGGGTCGTTTGCTCCATTGAAAGTATTCACATATACCGCCTTGTTGGGGTAGAGTATGCAACCCTCTTCCTTGTCTTCTAGGCGGTCACGATTCACCTCATATGGAGGTTCGAGGACCTTTTGGAAATAGTCCAACAGCATATTGATCATATCGTGTCGGACTTCAAAAGCATCAGCATTCTCAGTAATTGGCGACTTGCCATATACTGCATTGGGAGTCTCGATGAAGGGAGAGTAAACAATTGCAGACTTCTGGTCCCAGAATGGATTGTCTGCTGGTCCGTAAACCACGTCATACCCATTAGCTACTACCAAATACTTCTTGGTGAAAAGATTACGGCCGTTAGATGTGTCTGGGAGAGTGCCCTCCAGGTGAGTTAGAATTACCTCTTGAGTCTCTCTTGAATTGCCACCTTCATTGACTCCTTGTTGAGAAGAGTCCCTATTGTCGAAAGCTTCCGCTTCACACCCACGAGCAATACACCTTTTAACAGCCTGCATATCATACCCAAGAACCTCTGCCTGTTGAAGAAGGTCCCCAGTTGTAATTCGAGTTTGCCAGATAATGTATCTGTTATGGCCGTAGGAGTCCAACCATACGTAGGCGGGGTCCATTGCCTCCAAGAGAACCCGAGGTGTGGCATCGTTTTGAATAAACGGCATAGATTTGGAGGAACGGATATCCGGGTTGTTTCGGAACATAGAGAGCTGAGATTCAATGGCTTCCGAACTCATTAGCTCATTTGTAGTTTCTGGTTTGCTGTGCGGAGTCTGGTGCTCTCCCAGCTTCATCGAAACCATCGCATACATCTGGGATGTGATTAGTCCATTGCGGATGATATTCCTAAAGAACTGATTGAACCCGACATCTGGGTGTTCCAATTGGAATTGCGTCCAGTTCTTTGCAAGGTTAATTAGAACTTGTTGTTGGGGTATGATAGCTACCGCTTCAAACCAATTCGGGTTCTGTTCACGAACCTTACCAACTGCAGCGGCATATTTCTCGACAGTCATAAAAGTGGCCGGAAACTTTTTCCGAGACATCCAGTCGTCCTTGTCCAGGTCACTGACATACGTGGAGTGGTATAACTCCCAAACGTGGCGGGCTTTGTCCTCAATTGGTAACTTACGTTCCTTTTCCAAACGAAGCAGCTCACGTAGGCGCTCACAAATTCGGATGTTTTCAGCAGCTCGTTCTCCGATGTCGCTGCGAGACCATTCGAATTGAGTCAACCTATCATTCAGCCTTATTTCGTCTAGGCTAGGACTGTTTGGGTTACCCTCATCATCAATGAACCTTGTCCCCAAAAAATGGTCTTGCATTACCTTCTCCTTCGACTGAATCTACCACGCGGGATTTGCTGTTGTTGAACTCTTCTTACACCATCAATGGAAACTGAGCCCCCACTGAGAAGACCAGGCGTCTGGCTTGAATTCGTTCCTGACCTGCGAATTAAGACTATACCATATCGAATAGCATCTGCAATGTGGTCGTAAAATCCGTCTTTCACTGGGTCTACTACTCCTCGGGGAGTTCCAGGTTTGTTGCAGTAACCTGTCTCGAACATCTCAATCAGCAAGTGGCACTCAGGGTCTATAAGGAGAGATGGTTTAGGTCCAGAATCTCGAATTTCTCTACCTGACCTGGAGGACATCTCACTCAATAAACTATTCACTACTTCCACACCATACCCAATAGTGTGAATCAAATATTGTGGTTCCAGTCCCTTCTGTCTCATAATATCGTGGTAACTGGGTCCGTTACCTGTCTTTTGTCGGCCGGCCGCGTCGGTGTAGTCTAAGTAATTCGCACCTGGGTATTTCTCCCAAGTATAATCAACCACTTCTTTCAAGAAAGGTTCGAACAGAGTCTTCTGCGCAAACTTAACCCCTAAGACCCGAACCTGTCTGCGGTCCAGGTCATTCTGTGCAATGATGCAGGGCATACCATTCCAACCAAAATCCCACATCCGAATTATCGGGTAGCGAGGGTTCCACTCCAATGAAGTCTTACTTACGTGAACTGACCTATTGAATTGTGCCTGATAGATTGGGTCACCTGGAGTATCTGGTCCGAATTCACCACTGCGTAAGCGGGCATACGAACTAGGGCTGTTCGAATAGTCTCTGTCTACCGACTCTACATAACCGGGGTCCAGGTGCTCCGCATTACCCTCAATTGGCATATGTAGTGCCCGATAGTGGGAGCCCGGGTCGTGAGGGTCGTTATCCAAGAACCACTTGCGGTAAATCCACGAATTGCGACCTGGAGGGTTACAGATGTAAAAGATGATCTTACGGTCTACGCCGGCTGTGTCACGCATACGGCCTGGGATGGTTTCGGCTAGAATCTCCGAGATGGAGTCCGCTTCCTCCAGCAACACGAAGGAGTATTTGGTTGAACCGAGCGCATCTGATTTGGCTTTCCCAGTCTGAACTAGTGATTTATCAGACCGCATAAAAAAGGTGGACTCATTGGGTAAGACCACCTGGGGCACGGGCTTTTCCCTTTTCTTGTGGAGAATTCCGAATCGAGATAGAAACCCGGTAACCTCTGGCATCACGGAGAGTGCTACGTCACCGGCAGTTCGCCGAATTGCCAACGTGTTGACGTTTGCGTGACTGCACATCTGGTCCAAGATATGTGAAAGAGCCGCCCAAGTTTTTCCTGAGCCTACACCTCCGTAGAGAAGAACGTGCAGATGCTGATTCTTAGGAACAGTCGAAGTCTCCAGCAAAGCTTTCAGTTTGCGCTGATTGTAATTGGGGTTGAAGTTTCTCTTGAAGACATCCGCCAAAGCGGCTGAATTGGCCATCTCATTTGCAAGAGTGTGGAACACCACTTCTAAGGGTGTAGGGACGTGAAAGTTCTGAATTTTGAATTCTTCTAACACTAAATTGCCTCTTCCAGTCGTCTACCAAGTGAGACAATTTGTTGTCCACCTGCCAACCCGCTACGGCTACCCGAGAAGAACTGGACGGCTTTTGTAGCCATAATTACTCGCTTCTCTGGTTCAATGTCTGGGAAGACGATGAGTTCGAGGAACTTCTTTAGCATCTCGACAATCTCAGAGGACCACTCAATTCGGAGTGTCTGCTCCTCCATAATTTTCTTGGCTTCGCGTTCCGCTTTGACTACTCCAGTCAGGATATTGAGCATCACGGTGGCATCCTTCGCTGATAGAGAGCCCGACACTCCGAACACGGTTGCCAAGTGTTCAGTAATTATCTTTTTCAAGTCCTCCATCTCGTAGTCTTCCATCTCATACCGATCCTGTGCCTCTGAGACGATGCCATCGGCTACTTTACGGAGGTTGGCAACGTGCCGGCTCTCAATCCCGTTTCGATACTCGACAGCCAGAGTCCTGAGTGCTGCCAGTTCGCTTCGAATCGTTTGAAGAGAATCACTGGAAAGGAAGTCAAGAAAGACCTGTGTGAGTGAAGTAGGGACCATTTGCTGGGTCTGTGGAATTCTAGTTACGTGATCCATCTGGATACCATAGCAAAAACAAAGAGCCTCGGGAAGACCGAGACTCTTTGAACCCTGCTGAGTTTTTATTTCACTCCCACTTCACCAGGAATGAAGCTTATTCGCTCTTACCGCCGATTTGAGTCAAGTCTACCGTGGTGTAGACGACTCCTCTACGTTTGAGGTCAGCGACCAACAGCCCAACCATATACTGCTGTCCGCCTAGAAGCTTAATTGCCTCCACAAACGAAGGCTCAAGTCCGCGAACGGTATAAGAAGCAGAATTTGGAGAAGGTGCAGCGGGGGCACCTTGAGGAGCAATCCCTTGTCCACTGGCGGCCAAAGCTTCTTTTTCCGCCTTTGATTTGGGACCACGCTTTTTACCTGCGTAAGGTAGTAGCGTAGATGGAGCAGATGGAACACTTTGAAACGATGCGGGAGGGGGTGGAAATTGGGGGGAAGCTGCAACAGGTGCTGGGGTGGTGGGCGTAGCCATTGAGTATTTTCTCCTTGTTTGTTTTGGTCTATGGACAATAACTAATTAGAGACTATGTGTCAACAGTTTTAGGGGACGTAAGAGGGTAGTATTACAGCTCGACCCAAAAAGTCAGATGAGTCATCCGAGAATCCGACCAAACGTAACCGACCCAAATCGTTCACAAATGGGTGTGTTACAAGCACGGCATCGGCCAATTCTATCAGCCTGTAGTCTTCGACAAGAACTTGATACTTGTGCCAAGCCACTGGCAATGCTTGCAACTTATCCAACAGTTGACCTAGCGTGAGTGGTGCTTTAGCTGGTAGGTTGGATGATCCCATAACGCTGGAAACCGTGCCTCTCATACTGAATAACAGGAACTTCTTCGAACAACCACAGCACCATCTGAATTGCCAGCTCTTGGGACACCCGGTTATCACTACCCACCAGTATCCCCTGGAAGTCGGGCTCATTGTTCACGTATTGGCCGTAATCCAAGTAGAACGTCCAAAGCACGGTATTTCCAAACCAGTCAATCTGGATCCCCCTACAGAAATTACTTGTGCTAAGGAACTGGGTTGAGTGGATGGTCGCAGACTTGTGTCGAACAAGACCATCGTCATCGGGAGTGACGCTTACATCGTAGCTACAATTCAACCCATACTTAACAGGCGGCTTCTGCGCTACTGCAGCTTGAATGAACTCTGGAAAGAATGCCACCGCCACATTGAACGACGGCCGCATCCACTCAAAGATACCATCGAAGTCGTTCTCGTTACCCTTCTTCTGTTTAATTAGTAGGTCGTCTAAACTGCGTTCTTTTGACACTTGCTTACTCCATTCTGAATTACGATGTAGATGTTGATGCACTCCCAGGCATCTCTCCAATAGGTGTTCGGCCAGCCTGGATACGTCAGACGAATTATCTCTCTCACATTCCACAACACCGGCAACTCCTGCTCTTCCAAAAAGTTGCCGTTGCAATCTTCTACGAGGACACCAAACCCTGGCTCAATTTGGAGGACTGGTCGATACACACCATCAACTCGGTATAACCCAATTTTGTCCGTGTGCGCAATCAACCAACAGTATACCGCTGTAGGAAGGGAGAGAATACTCATATCCCTTGCAATTCCTTAATGACTTCCTTCAAAGTCTCAACCTCCTCCTCCAGGGTCTCAACTCGAAGTTGCGCAAGCTGAAGCTCTTTGACCACTTTTGCATATGCCTGTTGGGCCTTATACTGAAGTTCCAACGCTTTACGAGTGTCAGTCAGTATCTTATCAAGTGCGCCGATGATTTCCATTATTGGTCAACCCTGCTTTCATCAATTAGTTCAAGTATTTCGTGCAACTCGCAGAAATTCAAAACCCCTATGAACGACTTAACAAAGTCTGAAGTTCTGACCGCATAACAGCCGTAAAGGATGTAGTCCCTGTAGATCAATTCAGATGAACTCAATCTCTCGTTGTCGGAAAATTTCCTAATAGTAAGACGAATCCTATCTGTCAAGAATTCAAAAATCAAGGAATATGCTTGACCATAACCCCTAACTTTAAAATTTATCGTTCGATGGTTCGAACTGCTGGTGCAGATAGAAATTGAGTTTACCCTGGGGAGGATGGTCGGTCGGCCCTGCTCATAGGGACGACCCTTGAAAGAGTCTATGAGCGCAGCCGCGAACTCAAATATTCGTTCTCGTAATTCCCTTTGGCTACTAGGTTTCACTTCTCACCTCCGTCTTCTCACTCCTGACTAGTGCTTCTCGAATGTCCACAAGCAATTCAACCATAAGTCGTTGAAGCTTAGTTCGCTCTTCAGCGTAGTAAACGCTTTCATCCCGAATACACTCGACCTCATAAAGAATATCACTTTTGCTTCTCATTTTGGTTCAACCTTTCGTGAATTGGTGTGTGCCGTAGTCTGACTATCCGGCCTGTGCTTCTAGGACCTCCACCCGGCCAGACAAACCAGGCATATGAAGTTTTGTCTGTGCTGGCACTTTCTGTTTTGATGAAACTGGGTCGGTTAGGTAGTATATACAGGTCGGGTATCCCCATCTCCGCATAGAAAGAGTTTCTCTCCTCACTCTCCAAGAATCCCAAACGAAGGAGCATCACAATCTCTGCAAAGGGCAGGGTGCGCCGGAAATGCAGTATCAAATCCGCAGCAATGGAATATGGTGGATTTGTAATTACAGTTGTTGGTATGCGATGCCTGTCTGCGACACGGTATTGAGAATAACACCCCTTGCCTACATACGTGTTGCCAATCGGCAAAGCGGGAAGGACTAGTCCAGCCTCATCATACCCAAACAACCCTCGGAGTTCATATTCCATATCCTCAGTCAGGTGTTTGTCGGAGATGTGCCACTCGGAAACCCACACACCACCACCGGCATACGTTTGGAATGCCTTCAGTATAGCTCCGTCGCCTACACAAGGTTCGAGCAATATAGTCGGTCTGTTAGGACACCATTCGTCTAGCAGCCGGTGAACACACCACTCTGGGGTAGGGTATACGTCATCTTTAATTCGGGTATGCTTCGCCATTAAGCCGGACCCTCCAAACCAATAAACCGGCCGGCATCATCTCGCTCGGCGAACCACCGCACTAAAGCATCCATTTGATTTTGCTGTTCCTCAGTTCTGGAACGGTGGTCAAGGAACCTCACAGAATCAAGAAGCTCTTTGAACTCCTGTTTTTTCTTTTGAAGCTCTTTGAATTCGTCAGTATCATCTATGCGGCTTTCCCAAGTTCGAACTGCCGTTTCGAAAGTCAGGTTACCTGATTTATCCGGTTGCGCGAGAACCGAGCACTGGCAATTTATGCACCTGACATTAAGCATATGCCACCTGGTTACCCCAAAAACTTGAATTTGTTTGTGACCGCAAAAAGGGCAATGGCGGTCGGTTATAGCGGTGGCATTGATATATCCAAAACTTTCAAGTGAATCTTCTGATTGGTCACTCATCTTAGTTGAACTCCGGTCGTCTTCTTTGAGCTTCCTTGACGGTTTGAAGTATATTCTCGTAGCTCTCGGACAAAGAGATAAGCTGGAGAGTGTTGGCTTCAAAAACCAGCTTGGCGAATTCAATTAGCTTGTCATTTGAGAGTTCAGTCGCAGGCTCAACACCAATATCGTTCTTTACCAGCCAGGCGGCCAAATCCTTAGAGAGCACCAACTGCATCTTAGCTGCGACCTCGCAAGATTCAGGGGCGTTTACTAACAACACAATCGGTGACTCCTGCTGGTGGAGCACCCTATTGGTAACGCAGTCGGACAAGGTAATCTCCT